TTACAAATAACGCCTAAAGTCTCGCCTTTTTCTTTATCAATTACGCTTAAAACCTTAGCCGCTAAGCCGTCACCGCTTTTTTTGTTGTCTTCGCTGTACGAAAGTTTTATTTTACGCTCAACGTCTGCCAGTGCGAGTGCATAACCGTATTTAACATGTGCAACCGTACGCAAGCCGCTCGGCATAGCACAAACAAGACTCACTTTAGATGCAAGCTCATAACCACGTCTAGCTATGGCCTCTAACCCAGTGGTTGCTTTGTGATACTCAGCTAAACTATAGAAACGCTCGTAAACCTCATTTAACAGCTCTATAGCGTCTTTAGTCGTTGGAAGTGTAGTCTTATCGCCTAATTGCTCAATACGCGCTCCTGTGCGCTCTAATGCGTCATAGTGGCCATGTGCATATAAGTTCTTTAAAGCATTGGCTAACGATTCGGGCATGGCTTGTTTTCTAAAGTGCGTCTTGCGTTTTGGATTAGTCTCTAAATCAGTAAAGATCATAGACCGCGCCATAAAACCATTGGTTGCCATTTCAAAAGTCATAAGCTCGTTAAACGTGACGGGTGTAGTAAAACCCATCATTGTTAGATATGGATTCTCTAAGCCGTTGTCCACGTTGTTAATGTTTGCCATGATTGCATCTTTGGCTTCGTCTAGCCTTTGACGCTGTGTGTCGCTGCTTGTGTCTTCTGGTAACTTCTCTAATTTTTTCTCAACTTGTGCATATTCTAAAAGTAACTTAGATTTTAGCTCCTCTTTTAAATCGCCAGTTATTGGCAGGTAGCCATTAGCTTTTGAATAAACGCTCATTAGCGCACCCACCACGCCCTCTAAGTATGATGCACCGCCCTTTTTACTGGCATTGGCCAATTTATTAAGCACTAATCCTAATTCGTCAACACAATAAAACGCGGCTTGATGTCTTATTAGATTGCGTAACACTTCTTGCTCTGATTTAAAACCACCATGTATTGCGCCCTGTACGCCTGCCGCCTTTGCAATGTTAAGATAACATTGCATTATTTGCTCTTTACCTGTGCCGCTACCTGCAACGCAAAAAGATAAAATGTTTGGCGTAATGCCGTCTAATTCATCAATGTAGCGCATACCTGCCAAACTGCTAACAGCCGTTAAAGCACACGCCACGGCTAGATTTTCACGAGGATATAAACACTGGTCATTTATCCATTGCGTTAGCTCACCTAAAAAATCAGGCGGCCTCTTTAAGTCTATTGGATCATCTAAAAGGCTTTTAACCTTTGCATCATTATTTTTTACACTGTCAAGATTAACGCTAGAATCATCATCAACAACACCAAGCGACCCATCATAAACAAAGGTCACAGGCTCACAATAGCCGCCCTCGTTTGCGTAGTGTAGTAATGTACCATAACCCACTGGATTGGCTGTTTTACCGAAGCTGTGCCAATGCTTTTGTATTGTCGCACCGCCACAATACTTCGCGCCGCTACTGCTCCAATTATCCCATAACTCAACGCCTCCACCGTTTAAGCAGTGATGTATGGCCATGCCCACAGATACCCATTTGTTGTAATCACAATCAGCATTAACAAACGCCAACAAATTAACAATGTGCTGTTCATCAATATCTAAATCTTGGCCGTTGTTGCTCACTCTAAAAAACGTGGGACGCTCAAGTAAAAAGATTAAATCATCAGGAGCAAAATCCACGTCCTGCGGATAGCCTTTGACTGTCTCATAGTTAGAGCCGCTTGCGTGTAATGATCCGCTACCGACTACAAAGCCACTTGTTTTAAAATCAATGCCTGCGTATTTTTTATGCGTTTGCATGAGTGATTTTCTTGCGTCAACATCGTTTAATTTAAAGTAATAATGTTGACTGCCGCCACCACTGCCAGTATTGACAATAAAAGCGCACTCTAAAAGGCTTGGTATGTCTTTGCACAGCTTTTTAAACGATGCAACACCACCGTTTCTAGCGTCAACATCAACCACTAAAAAGCCTTTAATAAGCACACCAAAGCCACTGTTAAAATGGCCTAGCTCGTTAAAGCATTCTATTTGCTCGTCTGACCAGTGCGGCACATTTTGCCAATTACTCATCACTGGATGCTTTAAAATAGCGGTGCATTCAACATCGCCACAATTACACGCGCCACCTGTTGCGCCATGCAAGCCAAAGATTTTAAACCCCGACTCTATATAGTCGTAAATGTCATTTATCATTGTTATTGCACTCACAGTCTTTTAATAAATACGCCGATAATTTTTCAACAGTTGACAGGTTCGCGCTTTTTGCATTGCCCGTCTTTATATAGAGTACGGTGTTGTAGTGTAACCCTGTGGCAATTGCTACCAACTCTAAACGTCTATCCTGTAATCGTTCGCGAATCTCTGGAATAGTTAAAAGTCTCATTTTGTGGCCCACCTGTTTTGTTTGTGATGTTTGCATCTTAACAATAAAAATATAGATTATCTATAATTTTTTATAGACAACCCAACAAAATTGTATTAGATTGTGCTTATCAAGTCGGGCCAATGGCTCACTTGATAACCCAAAAATCCAATGGAGTTTCACAAAATGTCATTTTTAGAACAAGTCAAAAAAGCCACACCGCAAGCACCAGTTGTAACGATTGTCGGCTTTGCAGGTAGCGGTAAAAGCTCACTAGCTGGCCTATTTCCTAACCCCATCTTTATACAAGCCGAGAACGCGACTAGCGTTTTTGAAACAGTATCAGATGATTTACAACCTGCATTTTTCCCACAATTGCCAATCCCAAATGCCAAGCGCAACATCAAAACAAGTGATGTTTTGCTTGAGCAATTACGCGAATTGGTGACTCAAGACCATGAGTTTAAAACAGTGGTTATTGATACAGTTACCGCACTTAACATCTTGTTTGAGCAAGAAGTAATTGAGTTTGACGAAAAGGGAGCGTCTAACATTGGCGAAGCGGCAGGCGGATATAACAAGGGATATTTAGTGGTTGCAGGTATTCACGCAAAACTACGCGCTGCTTGTGAACATCTACGCAAGCGCGGTATTAGTGTCGTGTTTTTGGCACACACTGGCATTATCAAAATGAAGAATCGCCCCGATGGTGGTGAATATGTTGCCTACTCTTTGGATATGCACGAACGCTCACGCTCCGTCTATGTATCAAGTAGTGACATTGTTGCTTACCTAAAAGCCCGCGACTTTGTGGTGGGCAATGAAGAAAACAAAAAAGGCCAAACAACCAAGTTTGGGCGCGTAACGAACACAGGCGAGCGTGTCCTTATCACATCATCAGACGGCACAATCGGCTATATTGACGCAAAAAACCGTTATAACCTGCCTGACGAAATCGAAGTCAACAAGGGCGAAAATCCTTTAATCCCCTTAATCCCTTTTTACAACCAACAATAACCCGCGCATTAACGCGCATTAAACAAACGCGCCTACACAAAGGCGCATAGGAGTTACATCATGTCATTTTGGCAAAAACAAGACGGCTCACAAATTGAATCAACAACAACATTTGAAGCTGGCGGTGGCGATATTCAACCAATCCCGAACAATACCGCGTTAATTGCGGCAATTGAAGAAGCTAAATGGTCTGAGTACCAGGGCGAGTCTTACATCAATTTAAAATGGCGTGTTATGCGCCCTGCTGAATATGCTAACCGCGTATTGTTTCACAAATTAAAAGTGTTTAGCCCAAAACAAGGCGACAAAGCCAAGCAAATGCTTGCCGCTATTGACGCGAACGCGGGCGGTAAACTTGCTAAACTTAAAGATGCACCTGAAGATATGGATTTAATGACCGCGCTTGTTGGTAAGGCAATGGCAATTAAGGTACAAATTTGGGACATTGACGGCAAAACAGGTAACTGGATTAGTGCTGTTGCCCCTGCTAAACAACAAGCACCACAGGCGCAAGTGGCGCAAGTTCAGGCGCAAACACAGCGCAAAGCTCCTGCACCTGTTGCGCCTGTCTATGACCCTTTAGACGATGAAATCCCTTTTTAATCTAACCAACTAACCACGCCACAAGGCGCAGCAATGCGCTTTTTAACCACCCTTTAAACGCGCCTACAATGTGGGCGCATAGGAGAAAGTCAATGACAACACAACAACCTCAACAACGCACACCAGAATGGTTCAAACAACGCAAAGGGCGCATTACTGGCAGTGTAGTAGGTGCTGCTTTAGGCGTTAATCCGTACATGACCCCCGATGCACTTATCAGACGTTTAGTGCGTTTATGGCATGGTGCGGAGTCGGAGTTTAACGGTAACATTGCTACCGAGTACGGCACATTACACGAACCAATTGCAATCATGGATTATATAAATAAGACTGGCAACGTTATTGATGAAGTCGGCTTTATTGTGCATCCTGAGCATGAGTGGCTTGGCGCGTCCCCCGATGGATTGATTGAGTCAGATAATGGCGAGCTAATGGTGCTTGAGATTAAGTGTCCATTTTCTAAGCGTAACGATTTAATACCTGAGTTTAAAAGCATTTATCATCAAAAACACTACTACGCACAATTGCAATTAGAAATGGCTTGTACAGGTACAAGAAAAGCTCATTTTTACCAATGGAATCGACACGTTGACTCTGTAGAGATGGTATTTTTTGATAACTCATGGTTTAACGATGCACTGCCTAAGTTACGCGCTTTTTATGAATTGTATTTATCAGAGTTAAACAATCCTGCCCACCTTGAATCTTTAACGCCTGAGATTAGCACACCCGAAGCCGTTGCATTGTTAGCAGAGTATGACCAAGTAAGCGAAGCAATAGAAAATGCACAAGCGCGTAAAGTAGAGATAATAGAAGCACTGGCCAAGATTGCAGATAACAAAACGTCAGTTATTAACGGGCGCAAGTTTAGCCAAATCACACGACAAGGCGCGATAAGCTACGCTAAAGCAATCAAAGACTTATTACCCAATGCTGACCTTACAAAATATCAAGGCAAGCCGACAAGTTATTGGAAATTGGGGTAATTAGCCATGCAATTAAGACCATACCAACAAGACGCTGTTAATGCCGCTGTTAATTGGATGAAAAAATGCAAAAGCCCTGCACTTTTGTATTTATCAACTGGAGCTGGAAAAAGTCACATAGCTGCCGCCATAGCAAAATGGTTTATTGAAAACGCACAAAAAAAAGTATTGATATTGCAGCCATCGCTTGAGCTTACAGAGCAAAATTACAGCAAGTGGATTGCCACAGGCGAGAAGGCTAGTATCTTTAGC